GTGCATGTGTATCAAGATGAGACGTACATCTCAGAAAATATAATTGTACACAACTCGGTAATTCTCGAGGATTTACTGACTTACCAAATAGTTAACTCAACCATTGAGTTCCCAAAGACCCCTGAGCAGCTTTTGGTAACACCGAACACCAATCAGCTCACACCGATTCTTGACCGGGTAATTCTAAAGTTTACTACAAGTCCTTTACTCAAGGACTTTTTAAATAACAACATAAATCGATCCAAGGGTACGTTAGACTTTCAGATGGGTACGCGAAAGCACCGCCTTTACGCCCGTATCGCAGGTAGTAAGGAGGCAAACAACTTGGTCGGTCTGCACATTCCTAAGGTTACCGGAGACGAGTTTCAGTTGTTTCCTATGACTGCGTTCTATCAACTACAACCTACAATTAATACGTGGGAACCAAGAGTGCAGGAAATTTATTGTGGTGTGCCGAACGGTATGAGAAACACGGCACTTTACGTGCTTGATGTCAAAACACCAAAGTTTAAAAAGTACCGCATCCCGGCTCCAAACAATCCATACTTTACTAAAGCAGACTGGGACGATGCAATCCGTCGTTACGGGGGAGAGAACGAGGATATTTTTCAACAGTTGGTTCTTGGTAAGCATGGTTCACCGACGTTCCAAGTAATCTCCCGGGATCAAATGAGTATTCAGCCGTACGACTTTTTCTCGTATCAGTACACGGCTAAAGAAAAAGAGACTGGCCGTTCTATATCGGAAGCGCTCCCAATTGTAACTTTACCCAAGAACGACGGGATTGTATTTGCAATCGACACCGGTTTCTCCGACCCTACAATCATTCAGGTATTTGCATTAGTCAACGACATGTGGAAATGCCACGTTCGTTATAAAATGCAGCGTATTGACTTCCCGGAACAAGAGCGAGCAATTGACTATCTTGCACGCAGCTATGGTGCCAATAAGATCGCCATAGACGTCGGAGCCGGTGGGGGTGGTGCAGGTATCGTACAGAGCTTAACTTCGCGTCCTGAGTACGCAGCGAGCATGTACTCGAAGCGAATTATCCCCGTACAGTTTAACGAAAAGATTCTTGTAGGAACGATCCACGACGGAACTCAGATTACCGAGTCGTTTAAGGCGTGGGCCACTAGTGAACTTGTTAAACACATACAAAGAAAGACTATAGGTTTCTCTGAGGTTGACGCCGAGGGCGTCTCTCAACTTGAGCGTGTGGCACGCCAACGACGTACTAGCGGACATGTCCATTACTTTGTTGTGTCGCCCCGAGGTCATGGAGAAAGCACAGACGATCATATTTATGCCAGCTACCTATGTTTTATTGCCGCATTACGCGAGCGTATCGACGTAGTCGCTCCCGCGGGGCTGGCCAGAGCAACTACATCAAGTACAGTGAGGTAAGTATGTCTAATTTAACAAAAACGGTCGCAAGTTTTACCCCAAATCCAATTTTTATGTATAACTTAAATACGGTGGGGTATTACGATCCGACTCAAGTACCTTTCGATAACTCTCGGAAGTACACGTACCATGAGCTAATTGTCTTTTGTCGTCACTTTTATGAACGTGACACAATCGCTCGCACCGTTGTCAACCGTATGGTAAATCTGGCTATTACCAGATTACGCAACCGTAAGGGTGACTATGACGAGTCTACCCTAAAGTTCTTTGACGCAGTGGCTAAAAAACTGCAACCATTCCTAAAGCATATGGCAACGGAGTATTTTATTCATGGGTTAGCCGTACCCGGAATTACGTACAAACAGATAATGCTGAACCGTTTAGATCCGACGCTTGGACGACGGCGTGTTGAAATTCCCGATTCAATGTGGATACGTAATCCAACAAACATAAAATTACGTAAAAAACCGAACGGAATGGATCGCGCCGTGTTCCTTGAAGTCCCTATGGACGAGGTAACGTTTATTACGCAGAAAGGAAAGCGCAACGACGGTACTGACGATTCGGCAGCCTACAAAGAATTATTACGCACTAACCCTGCCTACGTACGTGCAGTCGTGGCAGGCCAAAGGTTATTCCCCATTGAAGAAAGGGCGCTATACGCCGATCTAGTCTCGTATAGTGATTACCCGCTCCCATTTTTGCAGAATGCGCTTCGGGCAATGCAGCATAAAGAATATTTGAAGCTTATGGACCAGACGATTGTGTCTCGATCAATTGAGTTATTGCGTCAGATTAAAGTGGGTAGCGATCAATTCCCCGCAACACAGGATGACATTGAGGCAACGCAGCGTGCTATTACCGACGCAGCTACTTCTGGTGATCGTGTGTTTAATCTCTTCACAAACCACACGGTCGAGATTAAGTGGGTTCTCCCGCCGTTGGACGCACTCCTGAACGAGGCAAAATATGCGGAACCAAACGCAGATGTGTTTCTTGCATTAGGTTTTCCGCGAATTCTCACCGTTGGCGAATCATTGCGTAGTAATTCTTCTGATAGTCGTATTGCAACTCTCGGTCCTACAGCGACGCTTGCAGAATTACGCGAGCGTATTATTCAGTGGATTGAATGGTTGTATGAAGACTTGGCAACCCGCAACAATTTTTCAGAGTGGCCGCAGCCCTATTTCTCACCAATTCAATTTCAAGATATGACGACACTTACTCAGTTCGCAATTCAAGCGCAACAGGTAGGTGCCATATCCAAGGACACGATTGCTCAACTGTACAATACCACTTATGAGGAAGAGCAGGTAAAAATAAAAACAGAGGTACAGAATGAACCAACTACTCAGCCACCTCCCAATGGAGACAGCGCACCAGAAGAACCTAGTACTCCCACCGGGCCAAGGGTACAGCCTCCGCAAGGGCAGTGACCCGTATAAAACGTTTGTAGTGCACACAACCAACGGTAACGTTGGGTCTAAGGGGAGTGCCGAGTTAAATTATCTCGTTAATTCGCCTAATGTCTCTGCTCATTATTTTATAAACAAGTCCGGAGTTATCTATCAGGTATTAGACCCCGAGAAGTACGTAGCGTGGCACGCGGGAGAGGTGAGCAGAGATGCGTACAGTAACTATTACGCTATTGGGGTAGAGATGCACTTTACCCCAAAAGAACTGTACTGGACAGGTGAGATGTGGCACGCGTTAACAAGACTAGCACAGTGCTACGGCGGATTAACGCGTGTAATGCATCGACAGATTGCTCGCCCTATTGGCCGAAAAATAGACCCATCGGGTGTAATTGACGATCAATTTGTTAACTGGTCTAATCAGGTTAACGACACACCTATCCTAGGTCGATTACGGGTAAACAGTAATTTACGAAGTAGTCCAAAATTTGACCTAAACATTGTTGCAGTATTACCCGCTAAATCGACTGTTGCACTCAGTCAAAAACCAGTTGCGGGTGACGTGTATAATAACAGCAACTTGTGGTATTATTGTAATTGGTTGGGGTTTGTGCATGCATCACTAATTGACTTTGGAGGTGAGTTATGAGCGACCAAACGCTGTATGCACTGATCACCGGCGTGGTGTCGTTTGCATTAGCATGGCTATCTTTTAAAAAGAGTGGTAGCGACGCCACGGCAAAGTTTCAGGACAGTTTGCTTTTACGTATCGAATCCCTCGAGTCGGACAATGAAACGCTTAGAACTAAGAACGAGCAATTGCTCAGCGATAATCTAGCCGAAAAGCAAAAGCAAATGGAACTTGAGCAAAAAATTATTCAGTTGGAGTCGGATAAACTCCGCATGCTTGATCGCATCCAAGATCTAGAACGCTTCGTAGCCGAGATGAGTAACAAAATTAACAGTATGGAGAAATTAAATGGATCTTAAAACTATGGAACTTATATATCAGTTGTTGGTAGGTATCATCATTCCTTTGGTCGCAAGTAGCTTAAAACAAGCACACTGGCCAAGTGTGCAGAAGTTTGCGCTCGTATTCGGCCTGTCGTTTCTGGCCGCTGCAATTATACCGGCCGCCAGCCTTACTTCAGGGAAAGAGTTTGATGCCGAATTTTTCTTTCAGTCCCTGACTATCATCTTCACTACCTCGCAGGTAATATACCGAGCCGCAGTCAAACCGCTTGCGTGGGAGCAAACGATTAATCCGCAATCAGCTCTGCTTAGCTTAGTAAAAGACCAAGTAAGCGCATTTCTGCAGGATATGGACAAACAGACCGCAAACGACCTGCTTGATCCTACAAGCCAACAGACAGTAATTGTGTCAATTAGCCGAGAAGACGCACATAAACCCGAATAGCCCTTGACAAACGAGAATCTCCCCCACTATAATGGGGGAGGTTTTTTATTTATAGAGGATTTATGGAACAGAACTACAAAAAATGGCTTGTCACAAACGCTGACGGCAACACACAAATCGTTGAAACCTACACCAAGAGTGCAGAAATTTACAACGCGGATGGTTCGCTGGCAAAACTGCTTGACCCCAAGGTTAAGGTTAGTTTGCCCAAACCCACACAAAAAAGAGTTAAAAAGGAGAAAGATGATTAGTTTACTAGTTACGTTTATTTTGTACTGCAGTCCAGTAGGCTGTGAACAGGTAGATTTATCCCGGGAAGCACTGGCTATTATGGCATGTGAATCGGGGGATACTCAAACACTCGGATCATACAAATGGAATGCCGTTAACATAAACAAAGACGGTACTCGAGATGGCGGTGCTTTTCAGTTCAACAACTACTGGGTGTGGAATCCGAACGACGGTTGGATAATGCGTCAAGCGTTTCAATCTGATTGGAAAGAGGTAGTCACTCTCTATCCTAGTGCTGATAAAGCTCCGGCTTATACACAATATCAACTTTTTCAAACACTTTGGGAAGATGGTTACGGTTGGCGTCACTGGGCATCAAGTCGCCCCTGCTGGTCTAAATGGATGACTGTCCAAGAAGATCGGGCAGTTTTTAAATAGGAGTATGTATGAAAGTACGCTATGGAATTACTACGGTTAACCAATTTGATTGGGTAGTAGACAAGCATATCCCAAGTGTGGATGAGTCTCAAGTCGATGCGATTCATCTTCACCTGAATAACTCACTTGGGCTTGAGTATCATGGAGTACAGCAGTCTTGGTGGGACGTGCTCACTACGCTTAACCCATCGAAGTCGTTAATTATAACCGACTTCCCCGCCAATCACGGACTGGCACGGAGTTGGAACCTACTCTGCCGCAACGCGTTTGACAGCGATTGCGATGCAATTATCATTGCACGGGATTGGCTTATCCTTGACCAGCCGACTATCACAGAAACAATCAAGGCCCTAGGAAACCAACGGTTTGTGCATTATAGCGCTGCTAATTACAGGCCTCTCTCGTTTTTCGCCCTAACACGCGAGCTGTATCAAGAGATTGGGGAGTTCGACACTCAATTTTGGCCCGAGGGTTTTGAAGATAGTGACTATCTGTATCGTATGAAACTGATGGGAATACCACTGCACGTGTTCAACGGTGTATCGTTTTTTAGTGGTGATTACGCACCGTCAGACAAGTACGACAACGTGGAGCAGGCAATCTATCATCATAACTTTCGAAAAAATGCCGAGTACTATGTGCAAAAATGGGGAGGATTACCGGGATATGAAACCTACAGAACTCCGCTTAGCCGTTAATAAGTGGCTCGTGACGCTTAAGATAGATGTGTCACGCTGGAACATGACTGCGCTTCAAGCGCTTCTTCGAGGCATTGAGCGACACCATGGGGCGATTGGATTCAGCGCGATGTCGGGCAATGAGATGATCTGGCAGCTCTACGTGAACACAATGGATCGGCCGTATTGGGAGCGTGTGTGTAACGGTAACGAGTTTGAGTTATACGTACAGCAACTCGATCGAATTTGGTAGTTGACAAGTAGCAACCCTTTCTCTATAATGAGAAAGGGTTCTATTTTTATTTATGGAGAATGTATGCGTTACTTCGTACAATTTCGCAATGGTTCGTGGGAAGTGGTTCACCGAGTGTGGATGTTCAACCACACAGTAGCACACGCAGACACACGAGAAGCAGCGGTTGCCCTCATGGTGCAACTAGCCACAAAGGAGAATGCCAATGGGCAGACACGAACGGTATCTAGTTCCTGAGACTCCATTCGCGATCGAGGTGATCCAAGAGAACGACACCGGTAAGTATCGCTGGCAGATCACTCACGGCCCCGTAGAAGAGGCCTTTCCCCCGATTGTCGAGTCAGTATACCCGTCAGACAGTTTCGTCCAAGCATGGGACTTAGCGCACTACTGCTTGACCTTCTCGCTTCGTCGCTGGCTCCGTGCCTCTGAGATACATCGGGCAAGTCATTTGCAGGCCAACCGCAACTCAATAGCGCAATTTTTTCGTAGAGTAGGAGAACGTCTTGTCGACCTTACAGACTAAAGATCGGTCCATCGATTGGCAAAAGGACGAGATTCGTTCATTCAACATTGTCAACAGTCGCAGTGAATTTATCACTGAGGTGATCGGAACACGCGAGTTTATCGAGCGTGTTTTGCAGGAGATGCGCCCTCGTCACGGGTACTTGCGGATCGAGGCAAACTCGTCGCGTAATACACTTGACAGCTAGCGAGAATTCGGTTATTATACAGATGGATGCGTACCGCAAGACAAAAGCAACAATATAGGTTTGAAGCACCAACCGCATCCGATTCTTACAAATGGGCTACCCGCAGCAAAACTTAAGAATAGTATTGCAAACTACAGACTTCTTAGGTAGCCCGAAAAGTTAATACGCACCCGAGAGGGTAATTGGATGAGTACTGCACACCAAACATTACTTCAATAACAAACTTCGAGCGTGATAACTCGAACTCATCCTGACTACTAGGTTACAAACAGCATGACAGATCGTTAACCTGAAGGAGTACGCAATGACCTTTGCACAGGCCGTGATGGCCCAGACAACCCGGACTGAGAATGGCATGAAGAGCCTTGTTTCAAGTGGTAGTCGCTGCCTTGATCTTTTTTCAAGTGTAAGCGAGTACCGTGACGCCGACATTACTGCCCCGTTCACCGCCGCATTGGTTGAAAACCCAATGTACGCGCTTCGCATTGCGTTGTGGGGCCGTGATGTGCGTAAGGGAGCCGGAGAGCGTGAGTTTTTCCGCAAGATTTTGCGGTTACTCGAGGTCTCACGCCCGTTGCTTGCAATGGGTTTGGCCACTCGCGTTTCCGAACTTGGTCGCTGGGATGATCTCCTCGTGTTCGAGACTGAACGCTGCCAACGGTTCGCATTCAGCCTAATCGCCGAAGGACTCGAGCAGAAGAATCCGTTATGCGCGAAGTGGATGCCCCGCAAAGGGCCTGTTGCAGACAAGTTGCGTTGCTACTTGTTAATGAGCTGGAAGCAATACCGTACCATGTTGGTCTCGCTCACCAACGTGGTTGAGACGAAGATGTGTGCGAAGGATTGGGATTCCATTAACTTCTCACACGTCCCGTCAGTCGCCGCAGCTCGCTACCGCAAAGCGTTTTATCGCAATGCAGAGCAAGCGTACACCCAATATGTGAGCGATTTGCAGAGCAATAAGGAGGGGGTTAAAGTAAACGCTGGGGCAATCTTTCCTCACGATGTGATTGTCTCTTTGCTTAACCAAAACTTCCATCGCTTGGGGCAGGTTGAGACGAGCTTCATTGCACAGCAGTGGAATTCGCTTCCCAACTATGTCGGGGACGCACGAGTACTCGCCCTCGTTGACGTCTCAGGATCAATGGGTTCAGTGTCGCTTTCAAAGAGTGGCCTGACCGCGTTGAGCGTCGCTCTCTCGTTGGGTATGTACGTCGCTGACAAAAACCTTGGCCCGTTTAAGGACACGTTTTTGACTTTTTCGTCAAAACCGCGACTACAAGTTCTTAAGGGAAACATTGTGGAGAAATTTAATCAACTGTCTCGTGCACATTGGGAAACAAGTACCGATTTGAACGCCGCACTTGAAGAGATTTTACGCGTGGCCAAGGAAGGCAAGGTATCGCAAGAGGAAATGCCACAAGTGTTGCTGATCCTGTCGGACATGCAGTTTAATGCCTGTGTGAAACACGACGATCGCGCAATCGAAATGATTCGTCGCAAGTATGAGGCCGAAGGATACACTGCCCCAACAGTCGTATTCTGGAACCTCAATCAAGCCGAGGTACGTGACCTTGATAAGAGCGTCACGCAACACGACCGCAATACTGCGATGGTCAGTGGCTTTTCTCCGGCAATCCTGAAGAGTGTGCTGTCAGGGAATCTTGACAGCATCACCGCAGAGTCTGTCATGTTGTCCACAATTATGGATGATCGCTATGATCCATCCGCTGCACTAACTGCACTAACGCAGTAGAAGGGCGTCTTATGGCCGCACTTGAGCAGGAGTTTGCTGCACTTCGTCAAAAGATTGATGACGAAGTGCAAAGCCCAGATGTAAGTAATGCTGCCGCAGCACGTATGGACATGCTGCTCGATCAGCTAGAGTACCTTACCCGCTTGATGCATTACAAAGTTGCAGAACACACTACTGTTAAAGGACACGCACAGTGAATATGACAAAACTAATTAACCTAACCCCTCACGCGATCACCATCCGCGTCGATGAGGCTGATATTATTATCGAACCGACCCTACCCGCCGCGCGTGTTGGCCAGAAATCCTACCGAGTTGCGAGTGTATGGACGGAGAACAACATAGAGATTCCGGTACACGTACCGCTGTTCACCGAGATAGAGAATCTGCCAGATCCTGAAGACGGTGTAATATACATTACGAGCATGATTGTGGCCAACAGCCCCGAAGGCAAAGAACGTGAAGACGTGTATGCACTCGATACTGGCCCTACCGCGATCCGTGATGCCGATGGTAACATCAAGGCTGTTCGGGGATTAGTCATTTATTAGGAAGCGGCCATGAAACCGAAACGACGCAAGTACGGCAAAGTATACATCGTCTACCAATGGAGCACACGCAACGATAAATACGTGTTCTCTGTGGAAAGTCGCGACGGAGATTCACATTGGGTTGAGTTTTTTGATTCGATCGAAGACGGAGATCTCGCAGCAATGAAGTTTGCCGACACGTTGGCCGTACGCTAATAGCAGTACGCTAGGAATTGGCCGGTTCGTCCTGTTCACCCCCGAAAGGGGGTGTTTTTTTTTGTTCAGCGGCAGGAACGCAAAACAGGTCGTAGTGTTTTTTAAAAATTTGGGTATGACAGGGGAGTGGGGCGAAGTCTGAGTGAAGGCATTTGTGTCTACCCTCCATGTACGCGAGCTATCCTTCATGTGCGCGTCAGTTACGATCAGTGTCTTCTCACTCGTCATACCGTTGCCCCAGCCGTGTACTCCCTGCCCAGAGTCACACACTTGCCTCGATTGATGCTTCTTTTGGGTATTATGGTCTTTTTTTCTCTTTTTTTTCCCCGCATTCGGGGTAGATTGGTGTCTCACATGCAAATCGTCAACATCATCGCCAACATCGTTCGCTTCGCATTCCGCACTCTGCTCGCGTTGGCCATTCGCGCCTCCCGGCTCGGCGCTGGGTTCGCGTCGTTCCTCATGGTCGCGTGGTACCTCTTGTACGGTACCACTTGGCTGGAATACGTTGCGTTGTTCGGGTTCGCCACTGCGGTGGTCATCATCGCTGTTGCGATGATGTGGGAATCGTACCGGCTCGTGAGCTCGTCCTCCGCCTTCGAGAAGGCAAAGGACTTTGCTCACAAATCCGGCCACCTCTGGGCTTTTGCGAAAGCCGCAGAGCTTGCCATTCCGGTTCAAATCGCACTCGAGAACATTGACCTTGGCTCGTCGACTTGGAATTCGCAGTACAACGAACTCTTGGTCGACAACGTCCGCATCGAAGCTCGGGAGCTCCGCCGGTTGGCCAATCGTAGCAACTGGTAGCACACACGGAGATACACAACCTGCGGGTTGTGTATCTCCTTTTTTTATGCATGCGTTTAGCTCCTCCACGCATGGGTCATTCACTAATTCGTGCGCGAATTAGTGAATGGTATTATTAGCAGGGCACCAACTAACTGCGGTTAGTTGATGGCCCTGCATTAAGCCCCTGCCCTTGGCCCCTACATCCACACACCGGAGCCCCTGCCCTAAGCCCCTGCCCAGAGCCCCAGCCGTGTACTCCCTGCCCAGAGTCGCACACTTGTTTCGATTAATGCTTCTTTTGGGTATTATGGACTATTTCTCTCTTGTTTTTTCCCCGCATTCGGGGTAGAGGAGCTCACATGCCTACATTCACTCTCGTGCTTCCGGTAACCGCTGTATTGGCCGTGGAGGGTTCGCCCTCCACCGTCACCGTGGTTATCCACGGTGACGTGGCCAGCGTCACCATCACCACTTCGCCCGCGGTCGTCGCCCCTCCGACACCCACGGAGTACTGGCAACACGACCCGGTGTCCGGTGTCCCCGGGTGGAACGGGGACGAACCGGCACCCACAGTGTGGCCCTACGACCCGGACGAGTGGGTTCGCGAGCCCGCCGAGGTCATCATCGACGAGGACGCCGACGAGCCAGCACCCAGCTCCGGGTCAAATTCGTTCTACAACTTCGACCCCGAAGCGGAAAACGACCCCTGGCTCGGGGGTCGGTAGCCACACACGGAGATACACAACCTGCGGGTTGTGTATCTCCTTTTTTTATGCATGCGATTAGCTTCCCCGCGATGGCTGCCGCGCTTGCGAG